GAGAGTGTTAAGAAAAAACCTGTAGTTGCAACCAAAGCTAAAGTAGCCAGACCAGGCAATTCAAATGTTCCTGTAACTCCTAATAAAACTAAAAAGCTCCGTCAGAGATTAGCTAAGTCTGGCAAAATGTCAGATGCAGCTAAAGTATTTGAATCGATGCTTTAAAAGCATTTAATATAAATTTTATAATATAAGGAAAATATTATGGCTATAATAACTAACGCATTTTCTACTTATACTGCTACTTCAGATAGAGAGGATTTATCCAACGCTATCTACAACATCTCTCCAATGGAAACTCCAATGGTTAGTCTTGGTGGCAGAAGAAGTGTTAAAAATGTTCAATTCGATTGGCAAACAGAAGTTTTACCAGCTGCAACATCAACAGGTGTTTTAGAAGGTGGTGAAATTGCAAGATCAGCTTCAACTGCTACAGTAAGAGCTGCTAACGTATGTCAAATCAACACAAGAAACGCAACCGTAACTGGTTCGCAACAAGCATCAGACCCAGCTGGTAAGAAGTCAGAAATGGCTCACCAAATGGCTATAATTGGTCGTGCGCTAAAACGTGACGTTGAAACTACAATTTGTGGTACTCAAGGTCGTAACAACGGTGCAGCGGGAACAGTTAGAGCTACAAGAGGTTTTGAATCTTGGATTTCTACTAACGCTGGTAGAGGTGCTAACGGAGCTAACGCAGCTAATGAAGGTGCAGCTCCAACAGATGGTACTGCAAGAGTGTTTACTGAAGCGTTACTAAAAGGCGTACTTGCTACGTGTTTTGATAATGGCGCAAATCCATCAGTTATGCTTGTTGGTGCTTTTAACAAACAGAAAGTTTCTGGCTTTGCTGGAAGAGCAACAGCTACACAAGCAGTATCACTTGAAGGAATCCCAGGGGATCACGTTCAAGCGTCTGTTTCTGTTTACACAAGTGACTTTGGCGATATTAAAATTGTTCCGTCTAACTTCTCAAGAACGAAGTCGGCACTTTTAGTAGATCCAGAGTACGTCTCTGTTGCTTACTTGAGAGCATTTGAATCTCAAGATTTAGGAGCAATAGGCGATGCAGACACTCGTGCTATCTATTGTGAATTCGGTTTAGAAATGAAAAACGAATCTGCAAATGGCATAGTGGCTGATTTAACTGTTTCGTAAGTTAATTAGTGTGGGGGTGTTTTCACCCATTCACCCCCATACTTCTTTAATATGGCAAACAAAACAACTATCACATCAAATAAAAAGAACTTTCACTCTAAATTAGTAACGCAAGATTTAGACGATGATGGTGTTTACCATATAGAAACAAAACAAGATGTTACCAACGTCATTAACAATGTTAAGATGTTAAGTGAAACAACAACACCAGGAAAAGATCTTAGGCACGTTGCAGAAATTCCAATGGTTGTTGCAGAACAAGCTATGAGAGAAGGTTGGTTTAACGACAAGGCTAAAATGAAAGCATGGTTAAACAACTCCGACAATAGTATTTTTAGAATATGGAAGGGTAAAGTATGACGTATGATGAATTAAAAACAGCAATAGGAAATTGGTTAAACAGAACTGATTTAACCAGTCATTACGACACTTTCATAGACAACGCAGAAGCAGAGTTTAATCGCAATATTAGACACAGAGACATGATTAAAAGAGCTGATGCTACTGCTGATGCACAGTATTTAACACTTCCTGATGACTGGTTAGAGGCAGTTAATGTAAAGATTAAGACAGGAACATATAGGCCCTTATTTCAAGTATCAATAGAAACAGGAGATGTATTTAGAAATGCACAAGATAATATATCGGGTGCGCCTTCTTATTTCTCTATTGTTGATGGAACTTTAGAATTAATACCAACACCATCTGTTAGCTCAACATTAGAATTGGTATACTATTCAAAGATACCAGCTTTAAGTGATAGCAATACTTCTAACTGGTTATCTAATTATCATCCTGATATTTATTTATATGGATGTTTAAAACACGCAAGCGTGTTTTTAATGGAAGATGAACGAGTACCGTTATTTGAAGTAAGTTACTTAAAAGCATTGGCTGATTTAGAAGAAGCGAATGAAAAAGCTAAATATTCAGATGGTTCTTTAATTAAACGAGTTCGGACTTATGGGCATAAGGCAAGAACAAAAACATATTACGCAAGTAATACATAGGAGTAAAAAATGGCTGGATTTAGCGATTATTTAGAAGATAAAGTATTAGATCACGTATTTGGTGGTAGTGCTTATACAGCACCAGGCACTTTATATGTAGGGTTATTTACCGCAGCACCATCTGATTCAGGTGGTGGAACAGAATGTTCTGGTGGTTCTTACGCCAGAAAAAGCATGGCAGCTATGACAGTTAGTGGAACATCCCCTACTCAAGCAACTAATGGCGCAGCAGTAGAATTTGTAACTGCAACTGGTGCATGGGGTACAGTTACCCACGTTGGAGTATTTGACGCTGCATCAAGTGGTAACTTAATGGCATGGGCAGCTTTAACTGCATCTAAGACAGTAGCAAGCGGAGACGTATTCAGATTTGATGCTGGTGACTTAGATATCACGTTAGCGTAGAACTATGGCATCTATTGGCTACGGTCAATATAACTACGGGATTGGTGATTATAACAATCCCACATACCATTTCGCGTCTGCAACTATTGCAGAGACTTCAGGTGTAAGTGCTACTGGTAGATTAGATCTTATTGCTTCAGCAACAATAGCTCAAACTTCTGGATTTACTTCTTCAGCTAAATTAGTTAAACCAGGCGCAGCTACCATTGCTCAAACTTCTGGTTTCACTTCAACCGCAGAAGTCGTTAAACTTGGCTCTGCAACCATAGCTCAGACTTCAGGGTTTGCAGCTACAGGTAGACAAATAGATCGTGGACAAGCCACGATAGAAGCAACATCTAGCTTTACCTCAACGGGCCACGTTGTTAAGTTAGGCGCAAGTACAATAGCGCAAACATCAGGATTTGCAGCGACAGGTTTAATTATTCTTGATGGTTCATCTACTATTGCACAAACAAGTGCATTTAGTTCAGCTGGCAAGATTATTAAGATTGGAGCATCAACGATTGCTCAAACTTCAGGCTTTACTGCAACTGGTAAATTTATAATTGGAGCTGCTTCAACTATAGAAGAAACCAGTAATGTTATAGCTTTAGGTGGAGTTATATTTTCTGGTTCAGCGACCATTGCACAAACCTCTAGTTTTTCTGCGATTGGTAGCATAAAATGGGAAACACAAACTGTTTCGACAACCAATTTCACGGAACAGACAGTTTCAACTACAAATTGGACAGATCAATCCAAACCATCAACCGATTGGTCAGAAGCAGCATAAAGGATAAGAATTATGGCAGATACTACAACTACAAATTTAAGTTTAACTAAACCAGAGGTCGGAGCATCTACGGATAGTTGGGGAACTAAACTAAACGCAGATCTTGACACAATAGATGCGATATTTAGTTCTTCTGGAACAGCTATATCTTTAGGCGCAGTAACTATTGGTGGAAATTTAACAGTCGATGGCGGAACAATCAAACTTGACGGAAACTATCCTACAGGAACAGGTAATGTAGCTTTAGGAGACACAGCACTTGATAGTGTTGCAGCTGATGGAAATTATAATACAGCTATAGGAAGAAATGCTTTAACAGCAACTACAACTGGTGATCTAAATACTGGATTAGGTAACAAAGCGTTAGCAGCAAATACAACAGGAACATCAAATGTAGCTTTGGGTGCTAATGCCTTACAAACAGCGACCACAGCAGATAACAATACCGCAGTTGGATCTCAGTCTTTAATGGTAACAACAGGAGCAAATAACACAGGGGTTGGTGGTAATGCTTTAACTGCAAACACTACAGGTTCAGAGAACGTAGCAATCGGTTCTAATACACTAGATGGCAATACGACAGGAGCAAACAATACGGCAGTAGGAACATCAGCTTTAGGTGCAAATACCACAGCATCTAACAATACAGCAGTTGGAACTAATGCTTTAATTGTAAACACTACGGGGGATAGAAACACAGCAGTTGGTACAGAAGCTTTAGATGCAAACACTACAGGTTCACAAAATGTAGCAGTAGGATATGGAGCAGCATCATCTAACACAACAGGCATTGAACTGGTAGCCATAGGAGATAGTGCTTTAGAAGCAAATACCACAGGAATTTCAAATGTAGGAGTGGATGAAGATGCTATGAAGGCAAACACAACAGGGGATTATAATACTGCTGTTGGTGGTAATGCTATGGTTGCTTCTACAACAGGAGATAGTAGTACAGGAATTGGTTATAACGCTTTAGCTGCACAAACTACAGGACAATATAACACAGCAGTTGGAAGTGCTGCTTTAGCAACTAACACAACCGCAAGTAACAATACAGCAGTCGGCAGAAATGCTTTATTAGTAAACACTACAGGTTCTGAAAATACTGCTGTTGGTAGGTTATCCTTAGATGCTAATACAACTGGAACAAACAATGCTGCTGTTGGTAATCAAGCATTGGGAGCTAATACTACGGGTAATTACAATACTGCCATAGGAAACGAAGCTTTACTAACAAATACAACAGCAAATGCAAACACAGCTTTAGGAAACGAAACTTTAAAAGTAAACACCACAGGCACAAGAAACACAGCAGCTGGCGCATCTGCTTTAGCTGCAAACACAACAGCAAATGACAATACCGCTTTTGGATATACAGCTTTATTAACAAACACTACAGGTACAGCCAACACAGCAGTCGGTTCTAAAGCACTAGATGCTAATACGACTGCACATAATAACACAGCAATGGGTTTTGACACGCTTTCAAAAAATACTACAGGAACAGGTAACACAGGATTAGGCTCAGGTGCTTTGTATTCCAACTCCACAGCCGACAACAACACAGCAGTTGGTTTAAATGCTTTAGTATCAAACCTTACAGGAGCTTCTAACGTAGCAGTAGGTGCATTAGCTTTAGACGCTAATACAACTGGTTTTGAATGTAGTGCTGTTGGTAAAGGAACTTTAGGTGCAAACACTACAGGATATAGAAATCAGGGATTTGGAACAGAATCTTTATTAGCAAACACTACAGGTTACGACAATACAGCTTGTGGTAAATCTGCACTTCAAAATAATACATCAGGGCGAGAAGGTACAGCAGTTGGAAATTATTCACTTCAAGTAAACACTACAGGCTTAGGAAACGTAGCTGTTGGTTATACGGCTTTATCATCATGTACTACAGGAAATTCTAACACAGCAATTGGTTCGAAAGCTTTAGATGGTTTAACTACAGCATCATATGCAACAGCAGTTGGTAATGATGCTTTTACTAATTTAACCACAGGTGGTGACAATACTGCTTTAGGTCTACAAACGGGGGGAACTCTTACAACGGGAAGTGGTAACACTATTTTAGGAGTACAATCCAATGTATCAGCGTC